ATGCTAAACTACGCCAACGATTATGAAACTATAGCGGATAAGATTGACAATAAGCAAAGTGTCGAGTTTGTAGTGGAACGTCGGCTAACCGCATTCGTATCTGGGTGGCTGTCGAGCGAGTGGCAAACTTTTCGCCCTACAAGACTGCCCAAAAAAGAACTGAGTGAGATTTACAGTGGCCTTACAACTTCACCGAAAGATCGTTTCACGCGACACGAATTGAACGTGGACCGTGACGGCGGCACGACATATTATAGAGAAAATGAAGACAACGCCGACTTCGTGGATGTGAAAGTCGTGTTCTAAGCAATTAATCTGAGGGGCACTCGCCCCTCACCCTTCCCAAATGCTATCTGCTTGTTCTGGCGTCTTACCAGCGTACTCGAAAACAACGAGGACAAACGGATCAAGACGACCGAATGTCTGTGCGTCTTCCCAAATGATTTCGTAATCTTCGCGCAATTCCTCGTCGGCTACTGCTGCAATTGCTGCATTAATTACGCTTGTAGTGATGCCTGCTTTCTTCAAACGTAGACGATAATCTGCTCGTGCAAGCGGCTGCATTTGCTCGCGCAATTCCTCTGGCGTTGGCGCAGGTTCAGGTGAAAACACCCACTTATTCATAGCAGGATCGAAACGATACTCGCCATCCGGTTTCGCCGGAATAATACGAGCATCTGCTTCTAGTCCATCTAGCGCATTATCTTCTGTTGCCAAGCGACCGAACACACCGGTACTTGCTGAATAAATCCAATAGGTTGAAAATGTCGTTGCTTCCATAAATCACCAAATCAATATAACTGTTGCGTTGTAACTGCCTGAGCCGCGAATTAGGCGCATAAACCAACCCGGCGGTAGGCACCCACCTGTGTATTCTAGATTGGTGCTATTTCCTGCTGTTGTCGTTGTTCCGACTGTCCAGAAAGTGCCGTTGTCCGGGCTAATTTGCAATTGAACAGAGTCAGCGTATGTGCCCGTAATTCGCGCAGTAAAGTAGATGTTCTCGCCTGTACCATTCTGCATTCGTTGATCGTGATATGTGAAGTTCCACTGATCCCAACCACCGCATTTACGTGCTTTACCGTTTGCACGGTTCTGGGCATCGTTCTGGATGCCAGCAATATCCCAACCCTGTAGACGTTCGGCGCTCCAAGTGCTGTTCGCGTAGTTCACACTAAAATTACGGGGATCATAGACATACATGTCGTTACCATTACCATTGCCGCCCCAAAGCCACGTTGGTTGACCGCCTTGACCTGACCAATAAAAGTTTAGCGCACCACCATCTGATCTACGCGGATAAGCGCGACCAGCCATGTTGCCGTTCGTGTTACTTGTGATGCGTGAATTGATGTAATCGCTAAGATTACCACCCCAAACCCCACCATTGATTTGTCCGTCTGGTCGGAATGAAGCCGTGCCGGAATAAACCCACGAACTGGCTTTAACATCGCCGTTTACCTTTATGCCGCTCCCATCTTCGTTGAGCGTTAGTGGTGACTGTTTCCACGCGCCGTTCGCCGGATTGTAATTTGCAAAGGTCAGCGACCCATTGGTTTCAAGAACCAAATTCCAATGCGTTGACGCTGCATTTGACCATCCAAGTGAGATCGGGAACGACTGTGCTGCGCTCGTACCTTGACGAGCCGACAACTTGTTATTGAAGACCGCTTCGCCTCTGACAGTTCCGCCAGATAATGACAATTTCGTATCTGCATATGCTTTCGTTACGGCAGCACCCGCCGAAGTCGGTTCAGTTGCAAGAATTAACTGACCGTCAGGCTGCATCACCATTTCTTTTGCGCCGTCCGGTCCGTCGACAAGAAATTTGAGGTTCAAGTTATCGCCGTAGATCGAAGCGACACGATTACCGTCGGCTTTGTTGAACCGAATAACCTTGTTACCGTCTGCAATAAAGTTAATCGTACCTGACACTGTTGCGCTGGTGAACGAAAGAGCCTGCGCGCTTGTCGTTCCCGTAACAGTTAGGTTCTCCAACGTGGTCATGCCGGTGAACTTCGGATTGACCGTTGATGCTGCAATCATTCGGAATGCAGTACCATCGTAAACAACTGTTACAACGGTATCGGCAAGTATCTGACTAGCAACCAATGCATTCTTGTCGCTACTCGTAATGGCTTTTGCGCCAAGACCATTGATATTGAGCGTAGCAGCACCCGTATTCGTGTGGTTTGCCCAAAACGCATAGATGATGCCTTTGGTGTATTTCGCCGGAGCAATTGGATAAGTCAGGACATAAGCATTTGCCGAGCCTGTGCTTGTATATGTGGGGTTAATCTGGTCATAGGAACGCTTAATTGCACCGCGCATTGCTCGAATAATCGGAGCAACCGTGCTTGGTGCATAACCGCCTTGGACACCATCTGGTGCAACACCAGTATTGGCCTCATCGTTTGGGTTCCATGAACTGTCTATAATATCTGCCATAAGTGAACACCACTTTCTTATTATTGTTATTGGGTGTCACGCTTTTGCGTGTTCCTATATTTACCTGAAAACTACTATTCCTCTGCAATTCCTGCATCTTGCATATAGCGGTCAATTGCGTCTGCAACTGCTGCCGATGCTCCGCGACGAATACGGAATATCTCTTTGCGATACTCTGCTAATCCGCCTTTGCGCATCTGTGCTTGCGGTACACCAGCAAGCCAGCCGACAAACTCAGGATTTGTAAGCAAGCGATCCATGTAGGCATTTGTTGCAAACTCCTTCACCGGACGAGCAATAGCGCCAACAATCGTTCCTGCCGGTCCGAAAGAAAAAGAACCAACACCCGACATTGCAACGTCGAGTGCACGAGTGCCCCAATTGTCGGTTTTTGCCTTCGATGGATTTGCAGCGCGATAAGCAGCAATTTTATGCAGTTTGTCCAAATCCGCACGGTACTTTTCTAGCCCATTTCCTTTGAACATTACGTCTTTCACGTTGTCCGGGATTTTATTGAAGTCCGCGAAAAACTTCTTTGGGTTGAAAACGTTAACACCATCTGGATTCGGTGCGCGGCCCATATTGTCAAGCATTGTGCCGACAGTCTGACGCCATTGTTCTTCACCGCCTGCTTCGACCATTGTTGTGCGCAAGCGATCAACGGCAGTGGCGTTACCTTCCTTCACGTACTGCTGAAATTTCTTATATGGCGCAATCGGGTCTGCTTCTTTGGTGAATGGCTTCAAAGCCTCTTTCGTGCCACCTTGCTTTACATACTCGCGATAGCCATTTTCGGCGCCTTTTAGCGAGTCGATACCGGCTTGACCTGCTTGCTTTGCAGCCTCATCCATGTCGGCGGTAATCGCCCCATAGAGACGACGATAAAGGTTTTGCTCATATGCACTAGAAGCGGGATTACCAAAAGCAAGGCCATTAACAGCGGTTCGTGTTTCCTTGAGATCGTTGAATGGCACACCTTTGAAAACTGCATCGGTGGTCAAAGCATCAGCCTGTTTGATTGCACCGTCGATTGCACTACCTTTGTTCAATTCGGCAGAGCGTCCAAATGCTGCTTTTTCCTTTTCAAAGTTTTGGAGCAACTCACGCACATTCGTACCCGGTGAACGCACGTCACGAAGCAAGTCTCCTGTCTGGTCGTAAGCGTCATTGATGCGGCCTTTGATGAAATCCTGTGCTTGCTTGCCTGCTTCTTGCAATGCTTCGCCAGCACCTTCCGGTGTCGTAACGCCACGAGGACCAGCAACGCCGCCAACAAGTTCCGTGTATTTGTCATCGAGAACTTTGGCTGTCTGCTCATGCGCCTGCGCAACACGACTATTCGGATTAGCAAGCAAGCGACCTTCACGCGCTGTTGATCGTCCTGATCCTGTCACCATGCCAGCGGTCGGCTCAACGCCAAATTCCTTGTATGCAGCGTGTTTTACAGCAGCGTCGGCTACATCATCGGCTTTGCCAGCAATAGCGCCCTTGATGCCGTTCTTTGCTGCTTTGAACCCAGCGACAACACCACGGCCAACGCCTTCACCTGCTGCGTTTACGCCTACGTCAATGGCTTTGTCTGTGAGATATTCGCCTGTGTCGCGTGTATCTTCGTTGCCGTAGAGCCAGTTAATACCGCGTTCAACTAAATCCTTACCGGCTGCGCCACCAGTACCAGCACCAGCAACCGCACCTGATGCAGCCCCTGCACCAGTACCTAAAACGGGAACAACCGAACCTGCTGCGCCAGCACCAATTGCACCACCAACAGCACCAACACCCGCGCCGATCATTTCACCGAACTCCGGCAACAAACTGCCCCAGTCGCCCCAGTCTAAACCTTCTGGATTATACAAGCCGGTCTTGCCGGTTTCGGGATCGGTATAGATGAAGTTGTCATCACCATACGGCTGCGCAGATGGAAACGTTTTGCGTATTGCTTTCAAACGGTCTTCCGGCTTGTTGAGCGCTCCGACTTCTACGCGCAATGACTTTGGCACACGCAAATCTTTATCGAGATTTTCGATGTTCGGCTCAACTAATGCCGGTGTTTCCTCTGCTTGTGGTGCAACTGGCTCGCTCCGTTTCGGAGCATCTTCTGACCAGTCCATTTCCCACGGCTTGAGGCTTGGCTTCTTTTCTTCTTCTGGTGCTGACCAGTCCATTTCCCATGGCTTCATGTTATGCTCCCCAATTCCCGTAACTACCGCCCCAACCACTTTTCTTTTTCTTCAATAGGTCTTGGAGTGCATTCGGATTGTTGTTAAGTCCAAGCAACAGGCTTGCTATGTCTTTTGTTTGTGCGTCTTGTCCTTGGCTTTTAACCTGTGACAACGCTTGTCCCATGTCCTGTTTGTTTGGCTGCGCTAGCGAACTCATCATGGAAACTTGAACCGGCTGCGCTTGTCCGCGTCTTGCTTGTGCCGATTGTGCTGCTGCTTGCACCTGCTTATTGCTCTGCTCATCGGACTTACCGAAAGCGTCGGTCATTGCACCGAGCAAATTAATGCCCTTTTTAGTATCGATGCCCATGAAACTATCTGGCAGGATTTTACCGAGTACTGGTGATTTAGCCTGTGCCTCTGTTTCCTTGCCCAATAAGCGATCAAAGATGCGCGTTCCGATTCCTCGGTCATCTGGGGGCGTCCAGCCAGCGGGCGTGTTAGGACCGAACTGTTGAGCCTCTTGCGCTGTCGGCTGGCTGACTTCCTGTGTTGCAGGTTCTACGCGCTGACCAAAATCAGGTGCTTGCGTAGAGCCGTAATGGGACTGCGCTTGCATTGCGATATCGCGGGGGTTCATCCCGTTGACTTCCTGCGCCCAAGCGTAACGATTATCCCAACCATGACCACCACGCGGGTTCTTTGCAGACCAACCGGCTGGACGTTCATATGAGATCATTGCAGCGGTTGCATCGTTCACGTTGTCCGATGCCATGAGGTTATTCCAAGCGGCACGTTCTGGACCCTTGCGCATTTCGTGAATGACGAAATCCAACTGTGTATCTAAATTACCGGCATTTTCACCGGCGTAACGACGAAACGCGCGAGCGCGATCACCATTCCACTGACCAATGCCGATACTGTCTGTGCCGTCGCTGCCGTCACCCTTATTACGCGCACCCGTATTCATGGTGCTTTCCTGCATAAGATTGCCGACAATACCGGCTGCTTGGTGCGGTTTCAGATTATATTTGTCGATGTAATATCGATAAGCATAACGTGCATTATTATTCAGTGCGGGCTTTGCCACATATCACCTCGTCCCGTTTTCCGGGCTTCTTATTTCAACACTTCCCAATTCTTCGGATCGTTCTTATTTCCGTTCACTGGACCGATATAACGATATTTAATGCCCTCATCATCTGTGATGACTAGATCGGTTTTCGGTGCTGCCTTTGCCGGTGCTTCTTCTTCGGTCGCACCTAGTAGGGAAACTTTGCCCTTTTTCTCGGCTTCGTTGGACTTTGTTTGTGTTGGCTTTTCTTCCTGACCCAATGAGTCCGGCATATTGACGTCCAGTTCCTTCGGGTTGAAACCACGCTTCTCAAGAATATGACGAGCCTCTGGCGTAAGGAACGTAAAGTCAGCAGGATGACCCATTGCAGCCTGATACTGTGTTCGAACGGTTTCAATACGCGATGCAAGCAAGTCCATTACTGTTTTTGCAGATGCTTCTAACTGCTCAGGTGACATGTTCGGGTCTAGGTTCTCACGCCATTCGCTAATTTCCTTTTCCGAAGACGAACCCGATCCCTTAAACACCTTCGCCAATTCACTCGCCAATGCGTCGGCTGCTGCTTTGAACGACTTAATACGACCGTCCCCAGTTTCCTTGAGATAGGTATTGGTCACTGCATTGTAGCGTGGGAAACGGCTATTGTTGAGCGCTTCGCCTGCTTCAAGCAATGTGTTCAAGTGGCCGATAACAAGGTTCGATGAGTTAAGTGTCTGTGCGTAATTGCCAGACGTAACCGACTTACGCATGTTTGCACGAGCATTGTACTGTGACATATCAAAAGTCGGGTCATACTGCGCAACAGTCTTCGCTAGTTCCTGACGTTCGTTGCCGCGCATACTCGTTACACGTTCAATTGGCATACGATATTCGGCAATCGCCTTCACAATATTCTGTGTCGATTGCGGCAGCGTTTGCAAGAATGCTTCCTGATCTGCTGCTACTGGCTTGCCGTTTTCGTCAAGTGCAACCACTGGCAGGGCATCCAGATCAATTGCAGTGCCGTTAACAGTGGCTTTGTTACCGCCACGCGACTTCTGCTCAAGATTGAATTCCTCGAACGACTTCGGTGTGCGACCGGCTTCTTTTTCCTGCTCGACGTAATACTGGTAATTTCGGATTGAATCAGACTGTCGATTTTCTTCTTCACCGGAAACACGGCCAGCCGCCTTAGCACGTTCAAGTTCCTGTTCGGAATCAACAACGCCGGGAGCATTTGCATATGAGCCATCGGCATCGAGCAAACGGCCTTTTTCGCGCTGCTTATCATCGAGACGCTGGATACGTTCAAGAATTGACTTCGCTACATCATGCTGTCCCATCGCAGTGAACATTTGATATTGCTGCTTCAATTCCTCAATCGAATATGCAGTGTTGCCGCTAATATCGATGTTCTTCGCGTATTCCTGCGCGGCAAGTGCCTGCTGTAACTTGACCTGATCGGCCTGCTTCTTTGCGCCTAATGCGCCGATCTCGGCTTTATCTTTAAGCGCGTTCTGATAGCCGGAAACACCGCCACCAACACCCTGACCCAAAACACTAAGGAAGTTCTTCGGATCGGCAGACGGTCCACCAGCCGCCATCATGTTAGCGCCAGCGTTTAGCAGCGCCATCGATACGGCTTCTCGCTTGTCGGGATCGCTAGGCAAAAAACTGCCTAGCAAACCTTTGCTTTCCGATTGTGCCGGTGCTTGTTCTGGTGCTGCTTGCTCGGATTGTGCACCGAGCAAAGTTTTGTCACCACCCTGCAATCGCTTCAAGAGTTCTAAAATATCAAATCCGGCCATTATGCAGCCTCCATGAATGTATCATTGATAATCATCTTAATGCCGTTGACCTCAACGACTGCATCCGGCAACACTTCCTCGACCTCATGCGCAAGCGGCCCGATAAAGATTTCTTCCGGGTTATCCTTGTATGCAAAGCGATACATTGGAATGCCGTTCGGGAACTTGCCGACGCACTCGAAAACAATCTTGGTGCGTTCATCACAAAGCGACAGCAAGCCCAATAGACCACTTGCAATACCGCCGATCTGGCCAGCCGTATTCGAATAAACCGGCGTAGTGGTGTTATTGTAACCGCCACCGTTAGCCAGGTTGATCATGTTAGCAATGTTCGCCAATGGCTGATTCTGGCTGAAATCGTGACGCTGAATATCCGCGTTCAAAACGTTCTGTGCGCGGTCGTCTTTCTGCTGTCCGATCTGCTGCAAATACTGCGAAGGCAAATAGCCCAAGCCGTACATATCACCGGCCATACCAGCAGCACCCAACTGAGTGTTAGCCTGTGCGTTCTGATTACCAAACTGCGAGTTAGCGGCATTCATCTGCAAGTTGGCGTTGTTGAACTTATTGTTCACGCCCTGCTGATAAATGTCGTTCTGTAGGCCCAAGCCCTGCAACTGGTAGTTCTTATCAAACTGGTACTGGCTATTGAGGGAGTTTGCAGCGTCGTTGCGCAAGCCCTGCTGGTTCGAACTCGTGTTTGCGAGATTCGAATTGGCCTGCATCTGGTTCTGCTGATCGGTATTGTAGAAATTGCCGTACTGACCAGCCGCCGCCATCTGGCGATCCTTGTCCGTGTTGTACTGATTTCCGTACATATCGGTTGCAACTTGCGCCATCGCGGTCGCTGCTGTTGCGTCGGCCTTGTTGCGCTGATTAGCAAATGCAGCCGAACCCATACGACCAAGAGAAGCAGCCTGAGAATCGATTGCCGGATTAGTTACAGTCTGCAACTGCTCGGCAATTTTGCCCTGCTGTGTCGCGACCATCTGATCCAAATATGGATTATTGCCGATGTTCGCGCCGGATGCTGTCTGCTGCAAATAATCCATTGCTGGATTGTTCGATCCTGCAAGCGTGTTAGCCTGCTGCTGCTGCAAGCCGGAAGCGGCGTTTGTGTAGTTTGCACCTGCGTTAAGGGTCGATTGTCCCGGTGCTTGTCCGGTGTTCGCACCGCTTGCGATGTTGTTAACACCCGCTGTCGCTGGGTTGGTTCCTACGTCAACGCCATTCTGCAAATTCGACAGCGTTTGGTTCGGCTGCTGCGAATAGTTGTTACCCTGCGTGATGTTGTTGACTGTGTTCTGTGCATTTGTAATGCCCTGTGAACCCTGTCTCGCAAGCGCTTCCTGTTGTGCTAATGCATCTTTGGTGGCTTGCGATTGATCGGCTACGGTGCTGCCCTGATAATATTCAGGCTTGCCGTCCTTGTACATCTGGTCGGCTTGTTTCAAATAATCCAAAATATAAGGTTTTGCACCGTCCCATGGCTCAACCTTTGTTGTGGTTTCCTTTGGCGTACTTCCCATCTTTAAACTTCCTTATAGTATTCGTTTCCTTCTGTCGTGAAACCGTTTTTGGTCAAAATACTTTTCCATCCTGTACGTCCAATACCTAAGACGTACTTACATGCACGTTCTCTTGCGTACTGTTCGACTAATGGCAAACCATCAACAAATATGTCTCGCATTGCTTTTCCCTTGGTGCCACCTACAAGGAAAAACACGCAAACCTTACTATTGCGCCATTCTGTTAAACTCGTAATGCAAACTGCATCTGGTGCAGTCCAAAGCAGGTAATCTCTTTCGAGTAATCCAATTAGAATATTGTCTTCGGTATATGGCTGTTCCGAATAAGGTAATGCGTTTAGTATCCATTCTCTTACTCGCGGATATTCCTCATCAAATTCAACTGCTGTATCAATCCGCTTAACTGCCATTATACTCCATGTAATACGTAATAGAATTTTCTCGTTGTCGTTGCGCTGGCATGTCCAACTGTAAACTGACCAATGCTAACGCTTTGAATGAACCACTGTTCTGCTTTTGCATTTGCATCTGCTGGAATTAGAAATGGAACTGTCGTGCTAACAATCTTCGGATTCATAACAACCGTTGATGTTGAAGAGACTTTAAGCGTCACTGTTCCAGTGTTATCGAATTGACGAACAAGGTCATTCACGACACGCGCAACATGCTTCTCGTCTTCTGGTTTATAAACGCCTTCCATTGCTTCTCCTTATGTAGAAGATATTTATCTGAATCCTGCTGCATTAGCGTCAATTTGAATACCGCTTGCTTTGTCCCATTCTCCACGCAATTGAAGTCGGAAACGATGAAAGCGATCTTGCACACGGAAATATGCAAAGCCGGTATCTGTGTTCGGTAATGACGGATTGCTCCAACGAACAACGCCGTTGCTTGCGCTTCGTGAACCTACTGCTAGTGATGCAGATGATTGCGGACCTTCAAAGAACGGTCTAACTGCCATTATGTTTGTGCGGTCGCCTACTGTTCGATTATCGGCTGCGCGCAATGCATTTATGAGCAATAGTTCTTGTGTCTCGAATATCGCTGGCAATGTGTCGCCGGAATAAATGTAGACGTTGCCGGTCATATCCATACCGGCAAGCAATGCAGAACCACCCGCCCAAATTGGATCATCCCAACTCGCAGGCACATCATCGAGAGTGCCGAACTCGTCTAGTCGGTCGATAGTCCAAGAAAGTGCGATTGTGTTAAAGGTGAATTGTGCTGTTGCTTCCGCCTCTGACCACTCGCCGGTCTGGTAATTGTAGATCATCGTCTTGTCGGGCAAGCCGTTCGGCGTGTCCACGCTAACGAATGTCCAGTGGATCAAAGACGCACGAGGATCGACCATTGCAGTCATCAAATGGAACTGCGAGGTTTCCGCTTTCTGGAGGAAATACTTGTTTACCTTGCCGTTTCCAATTGGCACGAGATTGCCAGTCTGGAACATGTAAAAGCCGTCATCCGAAAGGAAGAATGTCTTGCCTTCGACGGTTACTAGGCTTTCTGGAACTGAGCAGCCCTTACCCTCAATTCGTGTATCGAAACGATAAACGTATGGCGCTCCGATGTACTGCATTTGCACGATACCGTTTTTCAGAAACACCCAAACATTATCCTCGCAGACAATGCCCTGAATTGGTCCGTAGCCGTTGATATCTTGGAAGTCTGCCTGTGTTTGCGCAGAGAATGCCCATTCACTCGGATAACCCTGACCACTCCAACGAATGCGGTTCGTCTTGAATGAATCTAGTGGATCCCATGTGTTTGCGAGAATGACAAACTCTTTGTGAGTACCGATGTATTTGCCCTTCACGAGCGATGTTAGGTCGGCAAATTTCAAGTCAACATTCATGTCCACGTATTGCGGTGCATCCGTGAAATTCGTGAATATCTGATATGGACCATATTCGACCGAACGCCAGCGATCACTATTAACGCCGTTGTAACCGCCGGTTCGTGACATGTCGGTCCACTTACGAGTGCCGGGTGCTAACTTGTAGAGTTTGCTTGCACAACCGCCGTAAACCTTCGCATTGCCGTACTGGTCTAATCCAACGGCTGTTCCGGTCGGTCTGCTTGCCATTGACGTACTTGAGTACAAGCGAGCGCGTTTCATAGCGCCATATGTTACACTGGCTGCTGTTGCACCTGCTCCCGGCGTTACGTTACGCGCCATTGTCAAACCCGGATTATTAAGATCGGGGAAGTCAGGACGCCAAGGGCCGAACATACTGTCGATAATCACCATCCACCCCCGAAATCTACGGTGGGTTGATTACCGCTCGTAACCGCTCGGTTGTGGTCAGCAGTTAGCAATCCGAACGCTTCGCCCAGACTGTTTTTCTCCTGCGCTTCTGCTGTCGGGTCTTTCAACCAACGATATGCGCGCACAAGCGATGCATGGAACAAAACAGCAGGGAAACGCTGCAAAAGCCAATTTGTCGGTGTTGCATCCGAAAGCACTGGCACACGAGCAAAATACAGGAGTTTAACGGTTCGTGGTGTTTCCACTTCCGGCAAGATCACATAGGAATTGCCGTTCTGGTAATAACCAATTTCGCCAATGCGCATCTTTGGATCGTAAGCGCTAATAGGCGTTGCAAGCACACCATCGACGATAATGCGACGGGCTTCCTGAAAATCATCTGGCAGCGTTACGGAGTTTGCAGCACCGGTAAGTGTGACTTCCTTCTCCTGCAAATAATGGCGCACGACAACGGAAACATCATTCTCCGCAAGTGCGATGAATGATTTGATTGGTGCATCGGGACGCAGGATATAATCGGCAATCGTTTGCTGTAGGTCGGAATAATTTGAGAGTGCCATTTTACAACCTCAAATTATTCGTGCGGAAACCTGCGTTATCCGAATGGTTCAGGAACTTTTTAAATTCGGTTGGGTCTTGTGCAATTCCCTTTGCATGAAGGTCCAAATAAACACTCGTCGGCATTGATGCGACCTTAGTGTTATTGCTTAGACTTCCAGTTCTGCTGAAATTCTTGGCTTCCTCTGCATTTGCAGCCATGACCGAACTTACTGTTTTGTGGTATGTGATCTTCTTGATGCTGTTACCTTCGCGAACATAATAAGTCGCGGTATCGGCATTCTCATGCGCAAGATAATGCGCGCCATCTTCCATCATATCGGCAAGCGTAATCGCTTTATAATTCTCAATATCCATTGTTCGCCTCATTATTGTTTTTCTTATCGGGCGATAAAAATGAGGGCGCATTTAGCGCCCTCACTGTTGCATTACTTTACGTCTGCAATCTTGAAGTGCGAACGTTCGTCAAGAGCCTTGAGCGTTAGTTCTGCAACAAGGGTCTTCTTGTCGCTGTCGCCGGTCTTGCCGTGATCGTACTTGGTCCACTTATCCAAGTAGGAAACAACAAACTTGGATGGGTCGATACCCAAAACAGTTGTCGTGCTCATCAAGTAGTGAGGGATCACACTGTAAGTTCCGAAGTCACCAACATATGTATCTACAACGTTGAAAATCTTCTTCTTTGTTGCATCCTGATACATAGTGGAGTTGCCCTTGAAGGAACTAATACGGCGCTTGAGACGACCGTTAACCAAAACAGTGTCTGGACGACCACCGACAGACCATGCAGCCTGCTGCGCATCGTTGAACATGTCTTCGGTGAACTCGCGAAGATCGGCTTCGTCGGCGTTTACAACAGAACCATAAACAGGGCTTGTATAACCGGGAGTAGAACCGCCGGTGCCGTGGAAAGCGTTTTCCTTGATAGTTGCTTCAATACCAGCAAGACGACCTGCAACAGTGCCGGTATTCTCAACCGAACCCTGACCACCGATAAGAGCCTTTTCCACGTCGCGCTTGACTTCCTTAGAAATCTTATCGAACTGGCGGGAAAACTCGTCGTTTGTGCCAAGTGTGATAGATGAACGCAAAGTACGGGAAACTTCCGCAGTCTTCGAGAAAATCTGAGTGTGGTTGCTGAGTTTTTCAGGAGCAACTAGGTTTGCTTCTGGAGCAGCAGCGCCTTCAACCTGTGCGTTGTTTGCATTGGCGTCAGCAAGCGAGTCAGTGAACCAGAAAGCAGTTGTTGCACCAACGGAGTCAGATGGGCAAAGAGTCTGAACTGGGGTTTCTTCACGAGCAACCGTGGACATAGCCTTGTGCCACTGTTCGTTGATCGTATTAGTATCTGTAGTTTTAAATGTACCGGCCATTTTTGGCTTCTCCTTATTCGTTGTCTAATAGATGTTTGAACAAGCCCTGCTTTGAATTGCTTCCCGCATACTCTTTGAGTTTTGCGTTAAAGCCCGCATTTGGCTTCTTCGATGCAGTTGAACCCGGCATAGTCAGAGCCGGTTTAGCCTCAATCTTCTTCACTGCCTTTGGCATATTCCTTGCGGCTTCCATTCCCAACTTTGCGTAATATGCAAGTTGGATCATCGTTGGATCGACAAGCGTGTTAATCTGATCCTCTGGAATACCTTGTTCACCAAGGAACCGTCCAAGTTCAATGAGTGCAACATTGGCTTTTTTGTCATCACCGAAAACGTCTGGCATTCTGCTTGCGAGTTCTGCACGACAATCAATTACGTCCTGCTCTCTTTTCGCTGCTGCAAACTGCGCATCTCGTTCGGCAATTTTCATCTGCGTTTCGTGAATTGCACGTACTGCTTCTTCACGTTCATGCTGCTTTTTGGTCCATGCTGCCTTGTCTTTTTCCCACTGGTAGCGTTTCTGCTGTGTGGTATATGGATCAAGTTCGAACTCTGCTGCCCAATCTGGTTCTGGTCCGAAATCTCCCATTTCAAAGACTTGCGCGACATGATGAGCCAAGTTGTTCAACATGCTTGCAGACTCATTACGCACTTGATGCATGTCTATTTCCTGAACAATCCATTTCTTGCGGTGTTCAGCAAGTTCCTGCATTTTGCGCGTATAATCGGACTGTCTCAGAAATCCGCGTTCTGCTTCCTTACGTGAAATTGCTTGGCCTTCGTATTCGAATACAATTTCTTCCGGGTCGCGTTCTTCGGTTGCTTCTGTTCCTTCGTCCTCTGCATCTTCAGTTTCATCTACTTCAACTTCTTCGGAGTCCGTTTCTGGTTGTTCCAAGTTGTCGTCAATGTCTTCATCCGATGTATTTGAAGCAACTAGTGCTTCTGCTTCGGCATCTGTTCCTACATCGGTTGTAGCGTTCTCGCTGTCCAGTAGGTTCTTGAATGCTGACTGTGTGTCCATTTCGGACACTGCGCCAGTTCCCGAATCGGGAGTATTGGCAAAATCCATGAGTAATACCTCAATAAGTGTTATCGATACGGATATTTATTGAGGTACGTATTTTTATGCGTCTTTCAGATTATCGAGTTGTTCCGCTGCATTTAACTCGAATAATGCTTCACTAACATATTGCTGCAACTGCTTATCCAGCAAATCGAAAGCGTATGCGATCTGATGAATACGCTCTCGTTCTTCTGTGTTGCCAACGTTAGTCTTTCTAAACTGGTCAAAAAGGTCTTTGCGAACTTCATTGGAGATTGCTTGAAATTCCGGCATATCCAAAATGCGTTTTGCTTGCTGACCGCGTGTAATTTTTTCCTTGTTCAAAGTTTGCTCCCCTTACTGTTGTGGTGGCATCATACCGGCGTCAGGAGGCGTCATAGGCTGCGGCGCTGCTTCGGGCGCTCCCTGCGCTTGCTGCTGAGCGGGCGCGTTTCTAAGAGCGCTTTGAGCGTCTTGCTGGCCCTGCAACTCTTTCACCTGTTCACGCGCATCGCTTGAGGCAATGGCATAATCGACGTCGGTGCGATGGCGTTCTTGCTCGGCCTGTATCTGTGCAACATTGACCTCTGCGTTGTACTTCGCTTCGATCTCTGCGCGCTTGAGTTCCAAGTCCTGTGCCATTTGATCGCGCTTCAAGTCGTTCTCCACGTACAATTTGCGCATCTCGAAATCGTACTGCGCTGCCTTGCTCTTTGCGTCCACTTCGGCCTTGAGTTTCATTTCGGCAATCAAAGCAGCATTCGGGTCTGGCGGTGGTGGTGCAGGTGGCGCTGGCGGCAATGTCGACGGGTCAACAAAGAACATACCGGCGTTCTTGTAACCTGCGTTCTCGGCCATCTTGGTTGCTGTCGCGTAGAGCGTCTGCGGATTTGCAAGGCCCATCGGCTGTAACTGCATCTGCAAGCCTAAGATGTTCTGCAAGTTTGCTGCCGTGCCGATCTTGTCGGTTACACCAAAAGCAACGTTCGCGGTGATATCCATGTCGGCGTCCCACTCATCGATGCGCACCGGCACAAAGTTGCCAGTAAGGCGCGTAATCAAACGCTGCGCTTCGTCTGGATGGTTCTGCAACAAATCCACGATGATGCGGAATATGTAGCGATAGCCAGTATCCGCAAAATGGCGGCAAACTTTCTCGATAAGCATCTGCTGACTGCTTGCGCGTTGCGCGTTCGCCGTCGCTGTCGTGTTTTGAAGATCCGATGCATTTACGCTTGCAAGCGATCCGCCAACGCCGGTTGAGTAATCCAGTTCCGTCTTGAGGCTATCAATAACCGGCTGCGCGGCGAGAATGCCGTTCGGTGGCTGTACCCACGAAATACCTGCATTCGGGTCATCCGAACGAATAACTTTACCCGGATGAATGTTGAGCAGGTCGTCTGCTCGCGTAACATCGGGATTAACAACCATAATCGGATTGACGAACTTGTTCAGGTTGTCATGCTGCAAACGAACATACTGCGACACCAGACGTTGAGTTGGGCCGACACGATCAACCATGCCTTCACCGAATAGCGTGTTAGCAATCGGGAACGGAACAAACGGCGCATATGGGTAAAACTTGCTGACTTCCTCTTGGTGAAGCAGAACCGGATTATGCTCGATATCGCCGGCAAGCACGAAACGGTAATGTCTGCGCTTTCCATCTTCGAGCGCCATACGAGTGTAAATCTCGTAAACCGTAACATCGTCGGAACGTGATCCCTTATCGAAGTCAGTAATGCGAGAGCGCTCAAGTGCCATACCGTCGATTGCATCATTCGTATCTGGGATTTTCTCGACCTTCGCTTTGTCGAAACCCATTTCGAGCAATTCGGCTTTGCTAATCTCGCGCTTGTGTCCCTGTACCTTGGCTCTAATACCGCCGGTCTGTTGATCTATCGTCGCATCGCGTGACACGATAAAATCTTCTGGTGGCAAGTTCGTAATGTTGAGAGTGACGTTCTGGCGAATACGACGAATCTTGATATCGCGTACCTGGCTCTGCATCTGCTGCGCCACGGCGGCTAGTTCTGGTGGCAGTCCTGCCATTGGTGGCGGGTTATTCGGAAAGTACGGCTCTCCCTGTTCTTCAATAACGATTTTGCCGTCTTGCTCGTCCTTCTCGACCTGCACCAATTGCATGTCGGTCAGCCCTTCAAGCATTTCCGGTAGCAACTCTTCTTTGTCGGTGCGCAATTCAACCATTGCAATGCCGAGGCCGGTTAGAAAGCCGTTCCAAACCCACTCATTGAGAACCGCAACATGCGAGTTTTTATTGCGCATGATGAAATTGCATATTTCGGTCATTTCATCCGCAATTGGCTGGTCGTTCGGTTCGTTTGGGGAGAAACTGACAACCTGTGTCTGGTTGTCGAAAATGCGGATTGTTTGCGCTGTTGCCCAATCCGTGCGTTCCTGCACGTCACTGCTAACGTATTTGGATTTTGCGTCGTTCTTGTCGGTTGCGAACCACTCGCGCTTGTAAAGTTTGAGCGCCTGTTCCTGCTTGTGCGACAGTCTTGTATCGGCAACGCCTACCGCATCCTGAACCATGCTGGCGAGGCTATTGACTAGCGTTTCTTCATCAACCTTCTTCGTTTTGTTGGATTTCGCCATATGACCTTTCGCAACGGTTAACCCGTTGTTCTTTTTATTGATTTTGTGCTATTTCATATTTATGCGATCTCGCGCATTTGCTGCTTATTGGTACTCGCGCACATCGAAATTCGGTGACTTCAAATAGCGATCAATTCCAAATTGGCTTGCAAAACGGGTTGGTGAGATTGCGAATGTCAGACACAAAGCATCTGCATAATCGGGCGATGCGCCCTTGAGTTTTCGCTTGATGAGGTCTTTCTTCTCGACCTTGATCTTACCGCTGTCGCTCTCATATGATGGAGCAACCAATTCCTTGCGCAGATCGCTATTGTCGGGAATGCTGACATTACCACCGAGAAACCAGTCTCGACATTCCCACCACAATTGATCGCGCAAACGACTGTAATAATCAGGACGGCGTGTTGGTGAGTTCGACACCACAACTTTATGCGCTGGCAAATCCATGTATTTGAGATTGACGTAAGCGCCATTACCAACACCGATAGCGTCAATGCAGATTGCTTTCGGCTTTAACTTCGCTGGCGTTGCCTCGTACTCGTCACGTACTCGCATTGCTAACTGCATAAGGTCCGTGCCGCGAATTTCGAGAATGCCGATGACCTTGTTATCGTGACGCTTGACCAAAACACTGCGGTCGCCACCATCAGCAGGGTCTAGGCCCCATATGACAGGATAATTCTGTGCAGGAATTGCGTCGTCGTTTTCAACAGCATCATCAACAGCCCACTTCGGAATAAGCCCGTCAACATTGCTGTCTGGAAACTCACCGAGAACCATAATCTTATAAAGGCGGGTGTCTTTACCGCCGTAGAGCAGTTCCTTCTCGTATAAGTCTTGTTCCGTGATATGCGGCGCATCTGCCATACAGCCATGAACTTTCGTCCACAGCGCTTGCATGTCTCCGTTCCACGTTTCCCAAAAATAACCGCTCGTAGTCGATGGGTTGCTAATCAGGCAGAGTTTGCCGTTGGGATCGGTCAGCACGTTCTCAAGCGCGTCGGTGAAAATCTCATCCGGTACACCTGTTGCTTCGTCAACGAAAACAAAGTTGTTTATCTGGTGAATACCACGTGCGGCTGACAGATTGTCTGTGCTGGCCAATGCATATGAAGCGTAACAGGATGATGGGTTGTGATTACGTTCCAGACGTGTTGCTGTTAGGCGAAACCAATCCTGAAACGTCTCGTCCATTCGTCCGAAAAGAACTGAAATCTCTTTCCAGATACCACGCTGTAACTGACCTTCGTTTGGTCCAAAGATTGTTACCTGCACATCGTTATGAACGAACAACGACCACCAAACGAGGATTGCAAGCGCGTGTGTTTTACCGAAACCAACGCCACCTTTGAACGTAACTCGTTTGTTGTCTTTGAATGCGTTTACGAACTCAATTTGTTTTGCTCGTAATGTCGAGCCGAATACCGCTAACGCAAACAGCGGTATGTTTTCTTTGAACTCATGCACAAGCGCCATCATCTGCGCTTCTTGTTGTGCCTTTAGTGCCGCTAACTCCTGCTTGGTCTGCGGTTGATTTGAAATAGACATAAAAAATACCTCGGAAATGAAAATCCGAGGTATTTACGTGTTCTCGTGCTTTTACCGGCTCATATGAAAAAAGCCCCGTTTCCGGGGCTTCATCTTACTTCTTTTTCTTTGTACCTGTCTTGCGGTCTGCTCTGATCTTTTCGAGTTGGCTTACAAATGCAGGGTCTTCAACAAGTTCCTTGGCGTCATTGAGAAACGCAAGAACTTGGTCGAGGTCTTGGAACTCAAAATATTTGATATCGCCTTCAAACACGACTGGTACGAAACCAACTTGTACGCTGTATTTGTCGTCAGCGATTGGCTTAACCCAGTGACCGCGATTCCACTTAACAGTACCCGGCTCCTTAATAGCCTGCGATACTTCTATAATCTGCTTTTTAAGGCTGTCGTTGAACGAGTCAACAACCGTCTTGTTACGGCTGTTTTGGTTCGGACGTTCCTTAACGCCATTCTTTGCATACTTTGCGAATTTAATTGCCATTTTTAAGCCCCTTTCCCTGTTGTCGCTGATATGTGCTGATTTCGGTAAATAGGAGATAATTACTAAAATAGGATAAACCAATGCAAGTTCATTACGAAATAGCACAAGGACATATTCGCGGTGAGAACGGACTGCTTGCTTACATTAAAAGCAATCCCGGTACACCACAAGAAGAAGCAATTGCCGAATGGATTGACCACAAGTTCGGTCAGTTTGTGCGCGATAACATTAGCAATGATTTTACCATACCGCAAACGGACACAAACAAGTTCGTGATCGACTTCACTTACGAGTCAGATGCAGACACGTTCGTTAAGTTGCTCGGTGGTTATCGAATGGAGGCGTAA